ACCGGCTCGGCTCGCTGGCCGACGTCCTCGCCGGGCTGGAGGCCGACATCGCCTTGGCGGATCCGCAAGGCAGGTCCGCCAAGGCGGGCCTGCCTGGGGGCGATCGCCAGCCGGTGACGCTCACCCTCACCCCCACCCCCACCCTCACCCCAAGTGAACCAACTTTCCCAGCACAGGAGACCCACCCCGTGGATCCAACCGTACGCGCAACCCTCATCACCCTGGGCCTCATCACCGCGGAAGCGGATGAACCGACCGCGGCCAAGGCCCTTTCCAATCTCCTCGCCGACTGCGGGAAAAAGGTCTCTGGTGGACCCGCCGCCGTCGTCGCCGCGCTCGCGAGCCAGTCGCAGAGCGTGGAAACCCCTCCGCCGAAGAAAACGAGGGTGGAGGAGCCGGGCAACTACGAGCCCGGGCCGACGGCCGCCGATCGGGCCTTCGCGGCCGCGGCCGTCAAGGCCGAGCGGGAACGGGTCGCCGAGATCCGGGCCCGCGGCGCGGTCCTGATGCAGACCGGCGTCACCCAGGAAGAGATCGACGCCGCGATCGCCAACGGCACCCAGGTCGAACGCTTCCTCCGCGACGCGACCGCCCAACAGGTCGACGCGAACCCGACGATCCGGCCGGTCGCCGGCGGGGCCTCGATCGATAAGTTCGCGGTCGCGGCCGAATACGCCCTCTGCGCCCGGGTCGGCGTCAGGATCGAGGGCCAGGCCCCGCCGGGCACCTCGGAGCTGAAATACAAGCCGCTCGCGTTCATCGCGGAAGAGTGCATCCGCACGGCCGGGGGCCGCGCCCTCGGCACGCCCGAGGATACGATCAGGGAGGCCCTGGTCGCCGGCGGGCTCAACCCCGTCCTGATCCGGGCCTCCGCCGATACGCCGGCCACGGGCGCCGGCTCGTTCCCCTACCTGTTGTCGAACCTGGCCAACCGGATCCTCGACGCCGGGGCGCCGCTGCGGCCGTACTCCTACAAATTCTGGTGCGCGCCCATGCAGGCGCTCCGGGACTTCCGCCCGGTCACGATCATCGAGGTCGGCGGCTACTCCGAGCTGCCCGAGGTCCCGGACGGGGACGATTTCAAGGAGGTCAAGGGCGCCGAGACCGCGGCCTGGATCCAGGCCGGAAAATACGGTGACGAGTGTCTGCTGACTCCCGTCATGTTGCAGAACGACGATCTGAGCGGTTTCACCGAGCAACTCCGCGATCAGCAGAGGGCGCACGAGGCGTCGGTCAACCGCTGCTGCACCAACGTGCTGATCGGCAACCCCACGATGCTCGACACCTATTCGTTCTTCGGGAGCGAGCATGCCAACGTCGTGTCCTCCTCCGGCGCGGCCCCCAGCGACGCCGAGCTCGACAAGCACGAGGCCCTCTACGGGGCCATGACGGGCGTTGGCGGCGAGGGCTCGGCCAACTACGACCTCAATCGGATCCTGGTCCCGCCGGCCCTCTGGGCAGGCACCAAACGGCTCTTGAAGCCCTTGGTTGCCGTGTTGCCGGTCACCACGGCGACCGGGGAGATGTACCGTGGCGAGGTCGGGTACGCCAAGGAAAAAAATCTGACCGCCGCGAGCGCCGTGATCTGGTACACGTTCGAGGACCCGGCCTTCTCGAGGGCGTTCGTTTACGCCCACATGGTCGGCTACGAGCGGATGCGGATCACCCGCTACCTCAACCCGAAGAACCAGTGCCTGGTCTTCCAGGTCGAGGGCCGCTTTGCGGCCGCGGCCAGGAATCCCCGCGGGGCGACCCGCGACGTGGGCGCGTAGGCCGACGCCCCGATCCCGAAGAGGCTAAGAACCCGGCCCGCGCGGCCCGTTGCCGCGCGGGCCGCCAACCCACCCGAAAAGCGAGGACCGTCCCTTGTCTATCTCCGAAACCCGCGTCGACGACTTTGTTTTTCCCTCGAACTTGACCCCGCCGCTCACCGCCTCCCCCGACTCCGGGGTCTGGCGCAAGGCGGACACCTCCGCCGCCGGGGCCCCGACCCTCGTCGGGACCGCCGGGTTCATGGTCGGCTCGTTGGAGGCCACCTCCGAGGTGCAGAACGTGTGCCTCTACCACGGCGACCAGCTCGCGTACCTGATCGATTACCTGCTCCTGGTCGAGTTCTGGCTCAAGGCATCCGCCGCCTACACCGCGGCCGATTCCCTGGCCTTCGGTATGTGCTCCGCGCGGAACGACACCATCGACTCGTTGGCGAACCACGCCAGCTTCCGGCTGATCGGCTCCAACCAGGTCTACTGCGAGTCCGACGACTCCGTGAATGACGTCGACGACAAGGACACCGGCCAGACCCTGGTGGCCGCGGTCAAGAAGTTTACCTTGGACTTCGGCAGCGGGATCCAGTCCGTCTCGCCCCCGGGCGTCACCAAGGGCGGCAAGGCCAACGTCCAGTTCCTCATGAGCGATCCCCAGGGCAGCCTGCGGCGGGTCTGCGCGAACACGCTGTTCGACCTGTCGAACACGGCCCTCGGCTTGCAACCCTTCGTCCAGATCGCGAAGACGGTGGGGACCACGGTCCCGACCTTCTCGGTCGCACGGATCCGGATCACCCACCGGCAACCCTATTGAGTGCGAGGCGGCGATGACCGGCCCCGGCGCGTTGTTCGCGAGTCACCTACCGAGCGTGTTTTGTAACGTCGACGCCACCTACACCGCCGAGGGTGGCGTGGCGGTAACGCTCAAGGTCGGCGCCGGGGAGGAGAAGACCGACGAGCAGTGGATCGACGGCCGGATCGTCCAGCGCCGGGTGCGGTCGGTCCTATTGTCCAAAGACCCCGAATGCGCGGTTGGCGGCGTGGCTGCCCCCTCGATCCGGGCGAAGATGTCGCTCGGCGGCGTGGACTACGACGTCGAGGCGATCGAGAGGGAAAACCAGCAGGCGGCCGTGCTCCGGTTGGTCCGCAAGGGACTCTCCGGGGCCGGCCGCCCGCCGATCGGCGGACGCTGAGCGGAAAGCTGAAAGCTGAAAGCGGGACGGGAAAGGAACGCCATGCGCTTCGAGTCGGGGGTCCTGAGCCTGGTCAAGGAGCAGCTCCGCGCGTCGCTGGCCGACTCGCCGGCCTGCCGGGCCGTGCTCGGGGTCCAGAGCTCGACCGCCGCGAAGGCCCGGATCCACCTGCGAAACCTGCCCAAGCCCGCCGGCGACGCCTACACCGTGGCGGAGCTGGAGGCCCTGCGCCCCTACGCGCTCGTCTTCCACGGCTACACGGATGGCAACTCGCAGACCCGGCTCGCCGATGGGGTGGGCAGCAGCACGCAGTGGCGTGCCTTCGGCAAGCTAACGCTCCGGCTGGCCCGGGGGGTCCCCGAGGGCCTGACCGACGACGAGGCCGACAAAGAGTGGGACGATGCGGTCGACGCCGTGATGGATGACCTCTTCGATCTGTCCGGCAACAGCGAAAGCGGCGAAGAGTACCTTGCCATCACGGCCATGCAGATCCTCGAAGGCCCCGGCAGGCACCATCCGGACAACGACTCCGCCCAGGGCGTCGAGCACGGCGTGGACATCGAGATCACCTGGGGAGGGCTCGGCTGATGGGACCGATCAAGATCACGATCACCGAGAGCGGGGCCACGCCCAAGATCATGAAGCGGGAGCTCCGCCGGATCATCCTCGCCGCCAACGCGACGATCGGCTACCACCATCTTCGCTACAACGTGCCCAAGCACTTCACCCAAGCGGGCGCGAGGGAATACGGCTACACGGCACGCAAGGGCGAGGGGATGTCCACGTCCGATAAGGGCTTCTGGAAAAGTTACACCGGCCAGAAGCTGCGAAAGATGCACCACACCAAGGCTATGGTATGGAGCGGCGAGTCCGAGCGGCGGAGCCGGCAGCAGGACATCCGGGCCACCAGCAACGGCGTGCGGATCGTGTTGCACACCCCGGCCCTGGCGATGCAGAACCCGGACTCCGCCGTCCACATGGCCGAGGAAATGTGCACGGTCAGCGGCGCCGAGGCCCAAGTCATCGGCGTCGTCCACCGCGATTCGATCCAACGGAACCTCGCCGCGCTCACCGCCCAGGAAACCACGGTGATCGCCGCCTAAGAAGCCCGGGAAACCGCCACGGAGCCACAGGGACCACGGAGAAAAGAAAATGGGTGTCACCAGAAAACACAACCTCTACGCGGTCAACCTGGGGGCGACGTTGTTGGGCGGGATCACCCGCCAGTCGATCGCCCTGGGGAGCGAGGTCCGCCGCGAGGCGACCTCGGGCGAGATCTACGCCCGCTGGCAGTCCCTGTACGCCCAGAAGATCGCCCCCGGGTTCTCGACCAAGTGCGTCGCCACGGCGCTGACGGCGTGCGGGACGGTCGGGGCGAGCATCGCCGAGATGGTCGGCGGGTTGGCCCTCTACGCCCAGAAGCACGCCGACGGCTCCTCGCGTACTGCGGGGAGCAACCACCGCAAGTACGGGTTCACCCGCGGGATCCTCGCCCCGAAGAACCTCACCATCGACCACCGCGGCGATGCGCTCCTGAGCTACGACGCGGTGATCGTCCACGACGGCACCAACGAGCCGATGGTGATCACCGACTCCGTGGCCTTGCCCTCCGGGATCGCCGACGCCGAGCGGTTCACCCTCGGCCCGGTCCAGATCGGCGGCGTGACCTTCACCGGCGTCCACAACCTCTCGATCGACTTCGGGATCGACGTGGTCGCCGAGTCGGCCGACTCGGACATCTGGGACACGTTCACGTCGATCCGCCACGTTCTGACCACGATCCGGCTGACCGGGATCGACGTGGAATGGCTCAAGGCCGCCGCCGTCCCGATGACCGGGCTCGTCGCCACGCACGCGAACACGGCGATCTATCTCCGCAAGCGGGCCAAGGGGGCGACTTTCGTCGCCCCGGCCACCGCCCAACACATCAAGCTCGCGGCCAGCGGCCTGGCCACGATCGAGACCCCGTTCGAGGGCCAGGGCTCGGACGGCTCCCAGACCACGCTCTCGCTGCCCCTGGACTATGACGGGACCAACGCCCCGCTGGCGATCACCGTGGGGACCGCCCTACCCACGTAAGACCGGGGAAAAGTCACCACGGAGGCACGGAGAGCACGGAGGAAGCAACGGGACTTGTTAGGAGGGACCATGCCAGGTTTCTTGTACTACATACCGAACCTTTTGGGCCCGCCGGCCGATCTGATCGCCGCCGGGGTCGGCCATGCCTTCGAGTCCAAGCCGGTCTGCCGGCAGATCACGGGCAACGGGCCGAACGGCCATGGGGGAGTGCTGCTCGGCGACGGCCAGCGGGTGCCTGAGGTCGGCTACTTCCCCACCCGCCAGCGATGGATCAAGGACCCGACGCGAGAGCTTTGGGTCGGCGTCCACACCGACGGCCCGTTGCCCGGGCCCGCCGACCTGCTCCGCCAGAAGCCGATCACCGGCCACTGGCTCGAGCTCCTGGACGGCCAGCAGTGGCTCGTGCCCATCGCCCGCCAATACCAGGAGGAAGACGGGGAGCTGCGATGGGCCCACAACCTGCCCCGGCGACTGGCCCGCGCCCAGGACGGGACCTGGCAGTCCACCGCGATCGTGCCCCGTTACCAGGCAATCTGGGACCTCGCCCAGCGGTGGGAGAACAGCAGTATCGAAGCCGCCCGCAATGCCGGGAAGAAGGACGACGAGGACGTCGCAACCTTCAAGTTTAACGATGTGGTCGAGAGCGCGATCAGGATGTTGGCGGTCAATTACTTGGTTGGGTCCGCGGAGATCGACCTCTTGGGCCTGCTTTCGACCGAATTGGCCAGCGAGATCCTGGACGCGCTCTGCGACGTGCCCACGCGGCTGGCATGGTTCCGCAAAAAAAAACAGGCCGCCGGGGAGTCCGATGGCTCGAATACCGGAGATGGGCCCGGGGACTCGACCCCGGCTACCGACCCACCCTGACCGACATGTGGGCCCTGGCGGTGGGTCTCGGCGACCCGCCGCCCCTGGCGGTTTACACGACCAACTACCTGATCCGGCGCTGACATGACGCAAGCTCGACCGAAGCCGACGAAGATCGTGACCTGGGAGGCCAGTGCGGTCGTCCTCCTGGCCGAGGTCTTTGACAACCTCGGCGTCCCGGTCGTGCCGGCGGCGGTGGCGTCGATCGTCTACAACGTGTACGACCTCGACGGCGACACCCCCTCGGTCCCCACCAGCTCGGGCACCCTCGTCCAGTCGGCGGTGATTCCCAACCCGGCGGTGAGCGACCCCCGCTGGCCCTACGCATCCAACCCCAACTTCGTCTGGAAGATCCCGGGGATCAATTTCCCCGCCGGCGACCGGACCTACCGCGTCGAGGTCGTCCTCACCGACGTGGGCGGTGAGACGATCGCCCTAAACCCGCTGGAGGTCGAGACGCTGGAAATCTACTCACTGCCGGTGGGGGGGAGTTGAGCCATGGCGGCAATTCTCGATCAGTCCTGCGTCTGCGACGGCTTCGACGTTCGCTGCCGGCTGGCGGACGGCTCGGTGCGGGTCTTCCATTTCGCCGAAGAGCCGGCCGACGTCCAGGCTGCGGCCGACCAGGTCGAAGCCGCCCTGATGGCCGCGGTGAGCGAGCCGCCTTTCACGCCGCCGGAGGGACCCTGACGTGGCAACCAAGACGACCGCACAATCGGGCAACTGGTCGGACACCGCCACCTGGGGCGGCTCGCTCCCGGCCGACGGCGACGCCGTGGTCGTCGCCGCCGGACATACGCTGACCTTCGACGTCGACTTGTCCGCCTGGACCACGGGCGTGGCTGGGTTGACCATCACGTCCGCCGCCGTGACTCCCGGCAAGCTCCAGTGCGCCACCGCCAACGGGACCTACGTCCTGCCGATCAAGACCGGCACCAAGATCCAGGGCACCAATGCCGCGGTCAAGGGCCAGCTCTATGCCGGATCGGCCGGGACGCCGCTCTCGAACGGGGCGAAGCTCACGATCAAGCTCCTCGGGACCACCAGCGGCGGGGCCCAGATCGACCGGACCTACCTCGACGTCCAGCTCTTCTGCGCCCAGCCGACCTACAAGTGGGTCAAGCTCACCGCGGACAAGGCGGCGGGCCAGACGGTCCTCTCCGTCGATACCGACGTGACCGGCGATATTTGGGCCGCCGGGGAGGTCGTGGCCCTGTGCAACGTCAACAAGGGCGTGGATTACCAGCGGACCACGATCGCCGCGGGCGGGATCGCCGCCACGACGATCACGGTGAGCGATGCCCTCGATTCCACCAACGTCGCCGGGGCCTTTCTCGTGCGCGTGACCCGCAACATCGAGATCACCGCAGAGGGCTCGCAGAGCGTGGTGACCGGGCCGTCGAGCGGAGCCGTCGGCAGTTGCGTCTTCAACTGCACCCTGCGCCAGACGGGCACCCAGCAGGGCTTCAGCATCATCTACAGTTACGGCGACACGCTGGGCGGCGTCATCAACGGGTTCTCCGGGGGCATCAGCGGCCGCGAAGGCTGCGTCGTCTCCGGCTGTGTCGTCGGCAACGGCACTGGAATCTCCTCCGGCTACGCCAGCAGCACGGGGTTCACCGTCAGCGGGCTCATTGCCGGCAGCACGACCGGCGCCACGGGGTTGCTGGGAGGCTCCTTAAGCGGAACCGTCGCCGGCTGCACGGCCGGCTTGCAGAACATCACTGGAGCGTCCCTCGGCGGCCAGGTGATTGGATGCGCCAAGGGGGTTGACAATTGTGGGGCGTGCGACGTCGTCGGCAGCATCACGGGCTGCACCTGGGGGATCATCTACGGGACGGGGACGATCAAGCAGGGGGCGGTCCTCGGCGGCAGCGGCGCCAACGCCAACTCCACCTCCGACCTGGCCCTCTTAAACGGATACTGGGAAGGGTATGGCGCGGGCCTGCGATCGACCGTGCAGGTCAGCGAGTACCTGAAGACCAGCCCCTATCCAACCGCCTTGGTCGTTCTCTACGACGTGGCCGATGCGTCGGGCGATCCGCAGCTTGGCCGGATGAAGTGGTGGAACTGCGGCGGCTATGGGGCGAGCGAGGACTGGGTCTTGGGCACCCATGGCACTCCGCCCGTCCCGCTCAGCTACGTCCACAAACACACCTTCGAGGCGGCCGGCTACGACGACTTCGTCGAGGTGCCCGTCTGGGGTGAGGCCAACCTGCCCCTGACCGTGCGGGTCTACGTCCGCAAGCAGCAAAACGGCATGACCGCCACGCCCTACGCCAGGCTGATCAACCCGAACAAGCCCTGGGGCGATGCCCAGGAGGCCCTCGTCACGGCGACCATGGCCGACGACACCGCCTGGCAGACGCTCACGCTGAGCCTTGTCCCGGCCTACGACCGGCAGCTCCGGCTGCGGGTGGGCGGGCGCAACGGCTCGGGAACCATGTACTGGAACTTCGACGTGTACGCGGGCGCAGTGATTGTATCCCGGCGACGCAAAGTGCTTTAGGAGGAAATCGTAATGCGAGGCGTCTACACCGCAAGTTACCGGATCAGCGCCCTGGCCGCGGCCAAGACCGTGATCTACCTCACCGCGGCCGCCAACCAAGTGGTCGAGATCCTCTCCGCGGCGCTGACCAATGAGTCCAACCCGGTCAACCAGCAGTTGGTGTGCTGCCTCCAGCGGGTCCAGGCCCTGGGCACGCCCGCCGCCACGGCAGTGACGCCCGCCGCACACGAGGCGGGCGACCAAGCGGCGGCCTCGACCGTCAAAGCGGACGTGACGGGCGGCGAGCCGACCTACGCGGCCAACTCCGAAATCGGCCGCGAGGGGTTTAGCAGCTTGTCAGGGTGGTTTCTCGACCCGCTCCCCGAGGAGCGAGTGATCGTTCCCGGCGGGGGCACGATCGGCCTGCGCCTCCTCAGCGCGCCGACGAGCTTCAACGGCGTCGTGCGGATGACGTTTCGGGAGATCGGCTAGTGGGGCAGCTCAACTATTTTTCACTCGGCTCTGCCCGGGCGCGGGAGGCGACCCGCGCATTCTACCCCCGCCGCGATCGGCGCCGACCGCGGGCGGCGATCGTGGCGTGTCTCAACGGGGCCCCGCGCCCCGACCACGTCCTGCGCGCCGCGGCGTTTGCGGCGGGGGCCCGGCTGGAGGCCGCCTACGCCGCCGGGGTCGCCACCAGGCCGTAGCGGAAAGCTGAGAGCGGAAAGCGGAACGCGGAACGCAAACCACGAAGAGCGCGAAGAACATGAAGAGGAATAGTGCTCCGTCCTTTCTCTTCGTTCTCTTCCTGTTCTTCGTGGTGGCCACCTGACGAAGAGCTGAGCGATGCCCGACGCCAACGTCACCATCCACATGACGACCCAGCAGCTTGCCCTCTGGCAGGCGATCGACAAGTCGAACGAGAAGTTCCTCCAGATGGAGCGTGGCTTGTCGGGGGTGGAGCTGGCGAGCCGCAAGTCGGCCAGGGCCGAGGCCGACCTGGAGAAGGCCGCCAAGCGGGTCTGGGACGAGACCCGCACGCCGATGGAGCGGCACATGACCAAGCTCGGCGAGCTGAACCGGCTGGTCGAAAAGGGCAAGCTCGACCAGGACATCTACGCCCGGGCGGTCAAGCAGTCGCACGACGCGATGGTCGCCGCCGGCAACGCCGGCCAGGGGGGCTTTGCGAAGATCGGCGGCGAGCTCAAGGGAATGATCGGGGGAGTGCTCACCTTGGGCTCGGCCCTTGGCCTGGCAAGTCGGTTGTTCAGCGAGATCGAGGAGAAGCACAAATCCTTGGCTCAAAAACAGGTTGAGTCCGCGGATGCGATGGGGACCCTCAAACAGATCGCCGACCTGCCCGGCGAAGGCCCGTATTCGATCGAGTTCCTGGAGAGCAAGACCAAGGAAATCCGCGCGAAGGGCGGCGCCAAGAGTATGACCGAGGCCGCGGAGGTCCTTCAAATCGCCAAGAGCAACGAGCAAATGGAGTCCATCGACTTCATCAGCCGGCTCAGATCCACCAGGACGGTCGCCGACACCAGGGCAATGGTCCGCGCTGCCACGGCCGTCCAGACCTCCTTTGATGGAGCCGGTAATCTCGAAAACGTGGTGTCCCAAGCCTTCGGCGCTGCCGGGAGCGCGCCTGGCCTGGTGCAGAAGCTGCTGGAGGAGAGTGCGGGCGCGGCGGGCCAGGCCAAATTGCTCGGGATCAGTCCCACCGAGATGCTTTCCCAAGCCGCCATCCTCGCCAAGGCCACCGGGTCAGAGTCGCTGGGGACCACCCGCCTGCAAGCCGTCTATCGCGCGATGGTCCGGCGGAGCGGCGCCGGGCCGCTCACCGCTGAAGAGGCCATTGAGGACATGCAGGAGGCGCACGAGGAAACGGCCAAGAGAGAAGAACTCGCCAGGGGGCATCCCATCGACATGAGCAAGATGTTTTCCGGCGCGGCCGCGAAGAGCGTCGGCCGCCGTCAGACGGAAGAGGAACACCTCCGCGAGGTCGCGGAGAAGGTGCGCGAGCAGACCCTCACCCCAGCCGAGCGGCGCGACCGGACGCTGGCCGAACTGGGCCGGCTCCAAAGCAAGCGGATGATCGACGACGATACCTTCCAGCGTGCGACCCAGCAGACCGAGGAGTGGTACGAGCGGGTGACCAAGCCGCCCAAGCCGAAGACGCCCACCTTGGACCTCAAGGGCAAAGACGCCGCCGGGATGCTGGCCGAGATGCTCCGGGTGACGTCCGATATGGACATGGCCACCAAACAGAAGTTCCTCGGAAGGCAGGAGGCCCTCTCCGGCCTGTCGGCTCTTGGTGATCCGAAAAACATTGCCAAGTACAGGCAGACCCACGCGGCGGCAGTCCTCGCCGGCAAACGCAGGGAAGCCGACATAAGGATGGGCCTCGACAAGAACATCCCCCGGGCCCAAGCCGAGCAGGCCGCAGCGATAGCCGAGGGCGAGGCGGAAGTGGCCGGGATGGTGGAAGGCCAGTGGATGAAGCATTCTGACACGGTCCTCGCGAACATCGACACTGGCCTAAAAAAGGCCGGCGCCGGGGAAATCGAGCGCTCGGTAACGAACGCGGCATTTCGATTCCGGCGCAGGTGGGGATCCGGCGGGGCTGAGGGGATGGTGCGGGCCGTGATGGGCGAGGGAACCCCGCTTATTGCTTCAGACGCTAACTGGAAACAGTACCTGACCCCTACGACCATCAACGCGATCGAGGTCCAGATGCGCGAAGCCTCAGGCGAGTTGAAGGAGGCCGCCACGGCGATGAAGGAGGCGGCCCAAGCCCACGTCGACGCCGTGAAAGGCCAGCCTACGCTCGGCTCCCCTACCCAGGACAAATAACCGGGGATCCCTGACCCCTGACCCCTAATCCCTAATCCCTAATCCCCAATCCCTGCCAGCATGTCCTCGATCGGCGGCGTAACCTGTAGCATCCTCCGCGGCAACCCGGGCCGGACCAAGATCCGCGTCTCGATCTGGGAGATCCCCGGCGTGGCCGGCTACGGGGTCCAGTGGGAGGGACTCGGGGATTCGGCGTTCGCGCTGAAGGCGATCTTTTACAGCTCGCCGATCCTGGTCGACGCCTGGGCGGCGGCCCTGGCCGCGCTCCAAGGCTCGTCGGTCACGATCGTCGACGACTGGGGCGTCACCCACCTCGCCTGCCTCTTGACCGACGTCGGCAACGTCGCCAAGACGCCCGCGACGCACGCCGGCGGCTGCCGGGGCGAGATCGACCTCAAGGGGGTTGTCCTGCCATGACGATCACCGCCTATCAGCAGACCCGCGCCGGCCAGGCGACCATGGTCACCGTCACCAGCGACCTGGTGGGCGAGGTAAGCTACTACTGGTACTTCGACGGCGTGTACCTGGGCCACTCCGCCTCCCCGTCCCACTCGTTTTTTCTACGCGAGGGCGACCAGGGCCGCGTCGAGGTCGTCGACACCCAAGACCCGGATTTCGACCCGTTGACCGAGGGCCAGGCCGGCTGGCCGGCCCGCCGGACGGTCTTCTGGACGGCCTCGGTCGACGCGACGGTCGTCAGTTACCGCGTGGACCAGCAGGAGGGGGCCGGGCCCTGGACCACGATCGCCGTGGTGCCCCATGACCCGCTCCGTTGGAGCTACGCGGTGCTGACCGGTCGCCTGGTGGACCTGACCGAGTCTACTTTCAGGGTCGTCCCGTTGGACGCCGCCGGGAACGAGGGGACGCCGGTAACGATCGGGCCGGAGAAGATCGTCCGGACGCCCGACGCCCCCGACTTCACGGTGACGTTCGATCCGGAAACCACCAAGGTCACTTTTGCGGAGCAACCCTAATGTCCAAGCCAGGCGAGCGTGCTGATGCCCTGGGAATCCTCTCGGCGTCGATCGAGGTCCAGTCCCTCCTTGCCATCGAGACGATCCCCGGCGTGGTGATCCTCGCCGCGGCGGGATGCAATGGGCCGGGCGTGGGCTATCTGCGGTGCGACTCTTCCCTTGGGCTGACGTGGGAAGCGCCGAACACCGATCGTGGGGCCAGCTTGCAGTGCCGCGACGGAGACGGAGACTGGCTCCTTGAGGCCGGTCCGGACGACGCGGGAGACTGGCGACCAGAGCGTTGGCTCCGCGTCCGCGTGTATGCCGACCGCCTGGTCGCAGGAAGCTCGACGGCCGTCTACCTGAGCGACGTCTACTCCAACGCGATCGCCGGCGACGATGTGACCGCCGCCGAGGCGGCCGCCGGCGACGTCACCACCTGGCAGGTCGCCGTGACCAACCGCGGGTCGGGGTGGCTCCACCGGGTCCGCGTCTGGCTGGACGCCCTGGTGACCGGCCTGGAGGTGAGCCCCAACGGCAGCGACTGGTCGGCGCCGACCGACGAGGCCGCGGCCCTGGACCTTGGGGACCTCGGCCCGGGCGGCCAGGTGGCGCTCCACCTCCGCCGCACGATCCTGGCCGCGGCCGAGTCCGACCCCGACGTCCTTCACCACCTGCAGTTTTCGTTCCAAGGTTTTTGAGGTCCTATCATGCGCTACGAACTCAAAATCGGCGGGCTGGCTACCGGCGCCACCGCCAACGCCTTCATCACGCTTTTGGGCCTGAAGCTCGGCGCGACTGCCGGCCACCGGGCCCGACTCCGCAAGCTGGTGATCGGCGGCGGCGGCGGGGTCCCCCAGGACGTCCAGGTCTCGCTCCTGTTGCAGCGGACGAACAACGCCGCGGACGGCACGTCGACGAGCGTCAACGTGAACACGATCGGCAAGGCCGACCCCGCCCAGATCGGCTCGAACGTCGCCGCGATCGGCAAGAATTACAGCGTGCAGCCGACGACTTTGGAGACCCAGACCCTGGGCGGTGGGTCGTTAAACGCCCGCGGCACGATCTGCCTGGAGTGGGGTCCGGACGACGCGCCCCGCTGGGGCCCGACCCAGACGCTGTGTCTCCTGGCCGCCCCGGGCGCCGCCACGGCGACCAACCTCGAGGTCGCCGCGGAGTGGGACGAGTATTGAGCCGGGTATTTCCGGAGAAATGATGTCCTGGATCCTCTCGCCTACCCTCGATGACTCGGCCGTCCCCCGCCTGGACCTGGTGAGGTCCTCGGGGGCCGGCGAGTCCGACCCCGGCCCGCGGAGCGGCTTTTCCTCGGGCCCGGCCGCGCACGGCCGGACCTACTACTTCGACGCCCGCGGGTTGTACCGCGTCTTCAACGCCGCCGAGTACCGGCTCTTCCGCTCGAGCACCGCCCCGCCGGCCGAGACCGACGTGCCGTTTGCCACGGCGCCGACGCTCCCCGCCACGCCAGCCGACACGTTTGCCGATGGGACCTGGTACGTCTCGGCCAGCTACTTCGACGGCGTCCTGGACTCCGGCTTCCTGCCCCTGGGCCCCGAGGGTGAGACCTACAGGCGGCTGGACATCGCCGGCGGGGAGCTGCAGCTCGCGCCGCCGGCCGGCCCGACCGCCTGGGAGCTCGCCGCCGCGGCCGGCGGGGCGGTCCGCGTCTTGGGCCACCTCTTCCAGCCGGCGATCCTCTCTCCCCACCAATGGGCGATCGCCTACACGACCGACGCCTCGACCCCGCCGGCCGGCGACCCCGACCTCACCCAGGCCATGGCCGCGATCGGCCTGGTATGGCTGGACCTGCTCCTGCCCGCCCAGGCCCATGGGACCACGGTCTCTGTCCGGCTCCAGACGCGGCGTAATGACGGCAGCGACGAGACGCCGGCCTGGGTGTATTCCGAGGGGTCCACCGTCCTGACGCTCACCGCCGACGCCCAGGGGCCCACCGCCCCGACCTCGGCCGTGGCCTGGCCCGGGCCGCTCCCGGAGGATGGCTGAATGGGTGCCACGCTCGTGGGCGGGATCGCCGAGTTTCCTTTGATCGCCCGGGCCGTGGTGGCCGAGGTCCGCCAGAACTGGTCGGACGCCTGGCAGCTCGCCCCGGAGCTGGAGGTGGGCGCGTTTGGCGTGGCCACCGCCGCCCATGGCCTGAGCGAGTGTACCCTGACCCGGCGGCTTGGCTCGGTGAAGCTGCCCTGGGAGCAGGCGATCACCGCCAAGACGCCGCTGGCCGGCGGCGCGAATTGGTGGGTCCGGCTGAGCATCGTCGGGCCCGAGGGCATGACGCCGGTCTGGATGGGCCGGATCTCCGGCCGGGCCCGCATCCGCCAGGCGCAGCAGTGGCAGGCGTATGGCGCCGTCCAGATCCTGCACAAGATTCGGGCGAGCGGCTCGTATTGGCTCGCCGGCGGTGAGGTCATCCAGATGGGCTGGTCTCCGGACGTGAACTCCCGGGCCCGACACCACCTGCTGCTGGGCAACCGCAGTGCCACGCGGTCCGGCGCGTCCTTCCTCTTCGGTGGCGAGGACCTCTGGACTAATTATGATTTTGTCGAGTACCTCCTGGCCCGCTACTGCGACGAGAGCGGGTCCGGCGGGCCCCGTTGGACGCTCGGCGGCCAGGCCGAGTTGCTGCGCGACCTGACCGACTCGACCCGCCAGGCCAGGCAGGGCGATCGCGCCTACCGGGTCGAGGCCGGGCAATCCGTCTACGCCATGCTCTGCGGGATGATCCCGCCCGCCGCCGGGATCGATTGGCAGGTCGTCCCGACTGACGACGGCTTCGAGGTGTCGGTCTATGCCCTGTGCGGCGAGGCGTTTTCGTGGGGCGGCGTCAATCTGCCACCCAACCCGAACTCCATCGAGGTCGAGGAGAATACCCGGCTGTGGCAGGACGTCCGGGTCACGGAGACCATCGACCACGGCTACGGAACGCTCCGGGTGATCGGCGGCCGGATCGTCGTCTGCTGCTCGCTCTACGGCGCGGGCCTGGAGGGCCACGTCGCGCACCCGGGGACGCTCGTGCCCAAGTGGGACCTCGAGGTCGGCGGGCTGATGGCCGATTACCTCGACCCGTTGGGGGCAGGCGGCACGGCGGCCAAAAACGACGAGGCCCGGCGGCAAGAGCGGTTTCAGACCGTTTTCCAATCCTACGGCGCCCCCGCCGGCTGGGACCACGCCGACGTCGCCCCGCTCTTCGACGGCGCCGGCGCATTCCAGCCGGGCTCGCCCGCCGCGCACCAGAACGCGGTCCGCACCACGCTGACCTGGCTGCCGTTGGTCGAAGGGCTCGACTACTCGACCGACCCGCCGACCGACGAGAACCCCGCCGCGATCGAGGCCGGCTTCCGGCGGCCGATGGTCTGGCTGGGCAAGCCGTGGCCGCCCGGGCTGGAGGGCCCGTTCTTTTTCAAGTTCACGCCCGCGGAGGCGGCCTCGCCCGCCGGCCAAGCTGCCGGCGGCGGCGGGACCCAGGCCGCATCGGGCGGGATGCACGTCTCGGTCGCCCAGCACGATTGGGGCATTTTGTTGAACGCCAGCCCGAACCACCTCCTGGCCGCCGGCCACTGGCCGCCCGACGAGTGGTGGCTCCTGCGCCCGACCCTGGTCCAGCCGAAATGGGATTACGATTACCTGGCCGCGACGATCGCCTTCCACACCGACCAGCGCATCTACCTGGAGATCTCCCGGCCCGACGCCAAACCGTCCGACGGCGTGCACGAGATCGAGGTCCCCGAGGCGGAGTGCTGGTATCTCGCGCCGTACACGATGGTCGGGGTGGACGCCGCCGGAAAGATGAAGACCTCGGGCCCGCAGCCGCGGATCCTTCGCAACGATTCCGACCGCCTGGCCTCGGTGATGGCCGGCGCCGTGGCCCGGTACTTCCAGAGCCGGGTCCGCGCCGAGCTGGTCGCCTACGGGCTCTGGCCGTGGGGCGGCCTGGTCGGGCAGATCCTCTCGACCGTCGCCGCCCAGACCGGCTACGGCCAATGGGTCGGGGCCCCGATCACCTCGGTCAACTGGTCGGCGGGAAAGCCCCCGCGAACCACGATCCGCACCGGTTTTGCGAGCCATTGACAACCACGGAGGCACGGAGAACACCGAGTCATGTTCAATTTCTGTGAGGTCTGCCGGGGTCGAGGCGCCGTCCCCGACCCAGCGGCGTTCTTTCTTCCGGGAATCCGATGCAGGGCATGCGGCGGGAGCGGCATCGCGATGCCGCCGGGGTATCCCGATCCCGGCCTGGTTCGCGAGCTGAAACCGACCCCACCTCCCCCTCCCCCTCCTCGGCGTCCTCTGTGGTAAGTCGTCATGTTTGACCCCGACACCGACTTCGGCTCCACCAGGCCGGTCCGCCTGGCCCAGGCCGCGCTTCCCGAGGAGCTGACGCCCTTCATTCCCAACGCTACAGTCCCGGTCGGGGGAATCCTGGTCGACGCCGGCGCCGAGGAGTCTGACGAGACCCCGATCGTCCTGGCCGGCCGGGCGGTCGCCTCTTTCGGCCAGCAGCCGATCTGGCTGAACGCCGGGGCGGAAGTCGCAAGCGGCGACCCGGGCCTTTGCTTTCGGCCCTCGGCCCGGCCCGTGCAAGTCGCCTACTACGCGACGGACGGCACCCCGGCCGCGGGCCACACCTGGGGCCCAGTCCCGGGTCAGTTCACGCTGCGGAAAGGATTCCCCGGGTTCAAGTGCCTGGCCGCGGGCGACACGGCCACCGGCCTGGTCTGGGCGGTCATGGACCTGGACGAGTGGACCTACGCCCTGAAGCTGACCGCGGCGCTGGCCGCCGGCAGCTCCGCCGCGGTAGACGTGTACTACTGGACCGGCTCGGCCTACGCGGACTCGACCCTGAACGGGACAGTCTACGCCCCGCACGTCCTGGCCACCACGATTCCGAGCGGCAAAAAAGTCAACGGCCGCTGGACCTCGGCGGCCCGGCGGCTCGAAGTCCCCGGCGCCGCGGAGTGCTGAGCCATGACCGCCGGGTACTTTCGGATGGACGGAGGGGCGCAGTGCTGCGAGGAGGGTTGTTATATGTGCGATGGAAATACTCCAACAGAACTCCTCATTGTAATCGGGGGGACACTTGCTGAGGCCGGTTGCGGTAACTGTGCTTCCTTGCTCGCCAGTTACATTCTCTGGAAATATCCCGCTCCACCGCCGGAAAATATGTGCCAATGGTGGTATCAGATTGACCCGCCAATTTGCGACGTTGGTTGGGTACGTGTAAGGATACAATACTCGGTACCCCAGTATTTTTTGAGCATTGACCTGCTGGACCCGCAGATGATGAGAATACGGTGTTCATGGAAGAAATACTATGGAACCACCAAACCAGTCTGTTCGGAATGGAGCAGCTTAGACGTACCCACTTATGCAGGCTTCCAGGGATCGTGCAATGGCACGCCAACATGCACCGTCACGGCCCTCTGATGGACTGCGACCTCCAACCCGCCGACGGCCGCTTGAAGTGCTCGCGTTGCGGGTGGGAGCACGACAAGTTCGTCCACCGCAACTGCCCCGTCCCGCCCGATCCGGCGGTGATCGTCCGCCGGGCCGCACGGCTGGCGGTGTGCCTGGCCCGGGAGTGCTCGTCTCAGGACCCGCTCGCGCCCTACTGCCTGCCGATGCGGGTCCGGATGGCGGCAACCCCTTGTCGGGCCAGGGCCCTCCTGGCCGCGGCCCTGGCGGCTGAGGAGCGAGCCTGCGAGTGGTGGCCGGAGTAGCCGGCGGGAAGTTCACCACGGAGGCACGGCGAACACGGAGGAATCAGGGCCGGCCCCTGGGAATTTGGCCCCGTAGGGCGGCGCCGCATTCCAGGCCTGTTCGATCTTTTCATCCCGTTCGGCCGAGGTCAGGCCATCCATGCTGGGATGGGTGAAGATGAAGATGAAGATCGCCAGCTCGCTGCCGATGACTCCGCTTTGGCGATAGTCATGGTGGACCAAGCGCCGATCCAGAAACGTAATGGTGGGGTGAATCTCACCCCAATCGAGGCTGCCGTTGATCGGTCCACCCACAAAGAACCGCCGCTGGCTACCCTTCATTGGCCGATTCCTCTTCACCTCCCCTTGGCATGTCACGCCCTCCGCGCCTTGCGGGCCGGGCCCTTCTTGCCCGCCGCCTGCTCGGCCACCATCGCCCTGAGGCCGCGGTCAAGGGCGGACCGCAGCACGCCCGAACAGTCTGCCGTCTTTCGGATTGACCATCCCCTTGATCGTCTCGACCTGGTCCGGTCTCAGCCGGATGCACCGCTGTACGAGCACCGCCATGTCCAGTCCTCCGTGTTCTCCGTGCCTCTGTGGTGAATGCCTTCCGCGATTGGACTCGCCGGCGACCTCGGCAGCCCTGCCGAGTGCGGCCGCTGTCATACAGCGTATCCCACCGATCGCGGGGATACAAGCCGCCGCCTCCCTGGATTTCGGGATACGCCAAGCTGCTCCTCCAGGCAGGACCGCCGCGGCGGGGTCACCGCGGGGGGATCGCGGTTTGGCCCCGCCTCGAGGCCCGGCGGGCCCACCGCTGGTCGACGGCGGCCCGGGCGCAACAGGCAGACCCGCCGCGGGCGCCCGGGTTGGGTTAGGGGGTGAGGTCCGCACCGGTCCAATCGCGAGCCAGAAGAATCGGGGGAGCGTTCATCATTCATCACCCGCCATGACCTCGCGAGCGGTGGTCCTGAGATTCGCGCCGCAGTCACGGCAGACCAGAGTCTCGTTCAGGCCCCCGACGTAACGATCGGCCTCGTGGTCATCGTATGTTTTCCCCCAATACGTGTTCGCGTGTTCGCATGCCGCCTGCGCGGCAATTTTGGCCGCACGGATCGGCGCGGCCAGGCGGCGCAGGTCGTCGCAGTTGTGGCGGCGCGTAATCGATGGCTGGCCGCACAGTCGACAGGCGCCTGCCTCTGTGCGGGAGTCGAGAGGATTGAGCCAATCAAACGCCTCGGTCACGCCCGTTTCCTCGAAAATCGTCATTACCAACTCTCCCCGGTGGCCATGCCCCCTCATCCGAGCAGTTCGGCCGCCGGCACGCCGAGTGCCGCGGCCAGCCGCTCCAATGTCGATACCCTCGTGCCCGCGCCGCATTCGATCCGCGAGACCGCGGCGACGGTCAGGTCCGCGGCCCGGGCCAGCCCCTCCTGGGTCAGGCCGGCCTGGACCCGGGCCGCCCGGATCCGCTCGCTCACCGTCTGCTGTTTTCTCGCTCGCGCCATCGTCGATCCTCCGATCCTCCTTGTCGGCCCCTCATATATGTATAGTCTATCACTTTGCGGCAACGAGTCAAGTGCCAGACTCGCTGCCGGCCGATTTTCCGGCAAAATACCTCTGAGGGGGGGGGGCGGCGGAAGTGACGGGGTGACGGGGTGACAGCCGGGGTTGGCAGAATTCGCCCCGACCGCCCCACGTCGCCCAGGATCGCTTGCAACGCCCAAGGCCCCATCTATCAGGCCCTCGCAACGCAAGCCGCGTGAAGCTGGAGGGCCGCTTCGCGGCGGGAACGGAGGGTTGCCGGAGCTCCATTTCGGGCATAACAACTCCATCTGGGGGCTCGATGCCATCTGGCTACGGAACCGAAGGTTACTGGTTCGAGCCCAGTGGGGTGTACTTCGGCGCACGCAAAGGAGTGGATTATGGGAGATGAGCCGATGACTGGATTGGCTGTCCGCCCTCCCCGAAACCCTCCCGTCAACGAACGGGAGCGCCACGCCAAGACCATAACTGGGAGATGGCGGGTAGAGGTCCTTTCCCCGGAATCCACTGAACAAGGCACTGGTGCCGTAAGGTCACCGGATCGGCGACCGCAGGAGGTAGCTTTGGGGGGATAATAACGCCAACGGGGGAGCCGATAGCATCTGTCACCTTGGCAGATGGCCTGGCTTTGCCCCCGATTCGGCGGGTCCGGTGTTCTCTCAGAGGCTGCATGCCAGCACTGGTCGAACGTAAGCAACCGGACCCGCCGAACCGCGGGCGAGCCGCCCCCAGGAAAGCCTACCTTTCTTGGGGAACGTGCATGCCGTTCCTGGCCATTATGGTTTCCCACAAGCTCTTCCGGGTGGTAGGTACTACAGGTAGTAGGTCTCTCGGCCAACACCCACAAAATGGCGTCCCCGGTTGATTTGTGCCTCCGGCTCTGCCAAACTCGCCGCCGCTTACGTTTGATCGGGCCCCAGCGGGCCCCAGGCAAAAAGCTGGCGTCTCATGACCTGCCTCGCCCCACACCTGACTCAGTAAAGACCCTAACGGGCCCAAGACTAGGGTGCGGCCGAGTGCGATCTGACTCGCCCCACGTGTGTCAGTTGCGGCCGTCTTTACCAGCTTTTGGCGGTGAGGCCGCAACCCTAGTTTGGTCTCCGGCGCGCAGCGTGCGGTGGGCGTAGAGGTCGACTCCCTGCGCCCACCGTGCGCGCCCGCGCACGGACGAGCGCGGTTTGAGGCCAGGAAGACTCGGGCATGCGCGGCCGGTTGGCCGAACACGAGCACCCCGAGGAGTAGCACACCAATGGCACAGCCCCAACGAAAGACCCGCACCCGTTCCACACCCGCCCTGCCGACCGTCCGCGTCTTCCGGCCCGACCCCGACGCGCCAAGCACGTCCCCGCCGGCCACGCCGCTGCGGCTGACGCCCCGGCTGACGCTGACCGAGTTCTTCCGGCTCTTCGCCTGGCCCGAGCGGATCGGCGTCGACGCGAAGCCGGCCACGCTCCGCGGGTATGAATCGACCCTGAGGTTCTGGGACGCGAGCACGGGCGGCCCGCCGCTTTGCCGGATCCGCGAGGCCCGCGACGTCCCCCAGTTCTGGGCCTACCTTCGCGCCCGGCCGGGGCACCACGGCGCCCCGACCGTCTCGCCGAACACGTTGCGGGCGCACGGTCGCAACCTACGCCACCTCTTCCGCTTGGCCGGCCCGCGCATGCGGTGCGAGGACTCGGCCACGATCCACGGGCTTTTCGGCCGTTGCCGGCGGCGGATCGGCGGCCAAGTGATCGTCGGGGACCACCGGCTCCCGCCCCGCGTCAAATTGCCGCGGGCCCGGCACAAGGCGCCTGATGACTATTTCGAGCTGGCGGAGATGAGCGCATGGATCGAGGCTTGCCGGTCGGCCACCGTCCCGGTGATTCCCGGCGTCCCGCCTCCACTCTGGTGGGAAGCCCTGATCGTCTACGTCTACAACACCGGTCTGCGGATCGGCGCGGCCCTCGCCGTGAAGTACGCCTGGCACCGCCGCGACGAGGGCGGTCGCCTCTGGGTGGAGATCCCGGCGTGCGTCAACAAGGGCGACCAGCCCGAGCGGTTCTATGTGAACCACGCGGCGGAGCAGGCGATGGAGGCTATCCGCACGGAGCGGGCCGCGGTGTTCCCCTGGCCGCACTGCATTCGCCACCTCCACACCGTACGCGCGAAATTGCTGGCCAGGGCGGGGATCCCGGCGCAGCGTCGGCGGGGGTTCCATGCCCTGCGCAAGAGCTGTGCGGACCAGACAGCGGAGGTCCGGATGGACGTCGCGCAGAAACAACTCGGGCACGCCGCGATCGCGATGACCCGCGACCACTACGTCTCGAAGACGATCGTGGCCGCGACGATGGAGCAAATGCAGCAGCCCCGCCGCAGCCGGCTTGGCCGGACGGCCGCCGACCGGCGCCAACGGAGGCTTTTCCAGATGGAGACTGAAGGCTGAGTATGAACGGACGGAGCCGGGCCGCCGGGTTTTCTTGCGATCGGTACACACGGGCCGTTCGAGGCCCCACGTTGCCCTGGGCGCGGTCCGGCGGTTACTTGCCCCGCCGCCGGCCGCGTGCCAGGGTTTTTTGGGAGTTCTAACGATGCCGAAGTACAAGCGTTTGACCCAACGTGACGAGCTTCAGGACGGTGATGAGTACGAGCAATTCCGTGGCCTCTGGATACGTGTGAGCGCAGAACATTGTGGAAAAAACAAAGGCTCGGTGTTTTGCCACAAGACGCCAGTGCGTCGCATGCTGTTCTCCGTGCCTCCGTGCCTCCGTGGTGAGCCCTCTCTTTTTCCGGAGCCCTGAACGATGGCGATCGACTGGTTGGTGTTTCTCGCCGCGGTGAAACGTAAGCTCGGATTGACGCGTCGGCGACGCGAGGCGACTCCCCACGCGGAGGCCGCCGGCGCCGTCGCTGTCGTTGCCGATCTGGTTCGCCTGGCCGACGGCGCGCCGGCGGAAATCGGCAAGATGGTCGTCTTGCAGCCGGGGCCGATTGGCAGCCGGCGATTGGGGGCGACGCTCGTCGCCATCGAGGAGGTCGACCGGGGCGGCAAGCGTTGGTTAGTGCTTGGGATCCTGAGCGGTCTACCGTGCGTCGCGGGATACCGCTGGGTCATGTGCCTGAACGTCGACCCCGCGCACTGCGTCAGTGGTATTTCTCGCGGACTGGAGTCACTTCCCCCAGGACAGGAGACTGCTGGCCAAAAAAGTCAGAACATGATCGTTCCTTCACGTGCGGAAACCGTACCCGGCGGGACGGGCCTGGCCAGCCCGCCGCCGGCGTTTTGAGCAAGCAAACCTGAGAGAGGCCGGTAGGTCCAAAAAGTTAGGGAGCGCCCGTTGACCACCGCAATCAAATCGAAGCGACCAATTAGGGCGGTCCGACAGGGCGATCCTGTCGTCGTCCTGGTCTGGGAGAAGCGATGGACCGAGGGGAATGTCGACACGGCAAAGGTCCGCCGGCGCCGGACGGTCGAGGGCGACTATTGCGTGGAGGAGCGCACGGATACTTATGGCGAGCCGCTCGTCCGCTACCTTGCATTTCGGCGAGTGCGCATTGGGCCCCGCGGCCCCGAATACGCCCTGGTCGGCGGCGAGATCGAGGCCAAGCGGAGACGGCGGCGCGGCGATCGCCTGGTGTATCGGCGCGAGTACCTGAAACGCCTGCTCCGCCAGGCGATGCATGCCTGCGAGGAGGATGCGAATGTCCGCAACAGAGACGGCTAAGCCAGTCCGCGACGACGTCTTGAGGAACGCGGTGAAATGGATCGAGCGGCTCCGCGACGCGATGTTGGCCGCCTACCGCAAGGCGGAGGGCAGAGGGAGAGGCCCCGCGGATCGGGAGAGGGCGAACCTCATCTTCACAGACCTGGCGGAGCTGGACGCGCTCGTTAGGAGAATGCACAGGGAACTGGGGTGATTGGGGGCGATGGTGTGAGAGTGTGCCTCGCTGGACGCGGGGCACGCGGTGGGGTCGGCGGGCCCCGGCGGCGCGACGGATCGCGATTTCCGGGCCCGTGGACGGCCCCGGCGACCGAGCGCGGAGGGAGATTCGCGTATCGTCCGCCGAGGCCCGCCGGCCTGTTTGTTGCGAAAAAATGGAGGTGCGTGGTGGTGACGGCGACGAGAGTCGGGAAACCGTTGCGTATGGGCATGCCGGAGGCATGGTGGAACGAGGTCGCGACCGGCGTCTGGCGGCGATTCCGCCGGGCCGCGATCGCGGCGGGTCGGCGGACGAAGACGAGCCTCGCCCGGTTCGACAGTCGCGGGCGGATCTCCTGGGGGAACGTGATCAAGCACGAGCTCGCCAAGGGACCAATCGACGGGTTCGCTTTCCTCTCCGACATCGAGCTCCGCGCACTGTACCTGGGCGACCACGACACGCCGGAGCCGCGAGCCGCGGGGGTGCCGGCGGCGGGCGGGCCGGGGACCCCGGCGAAAATCAACATGCTGGCCAATCGCTATCAGAACGGCATCGAGTTGTTCTCCGACAGCGATCCGGCGGAGTTGGGCCCGCACGAGCGGCCGAACGTTACCACTTCCAGCAAGAGGGAAGACCATGCCCAAGTGGCTTGACCCTATCGGCTGGTGGAAGAGGCGCTGGGCCTGGTTCTTGGAGTACCAGCAGGCCCCCGCGGCGGACCCGCCGTCGCCGGCCGGGTGCCGTTACGCGGACGGTCAGGCCGCGGCGGCGGGGGACACCGTCGTCGGGCACCGCGGGTCGCCGGGTTGCCGATTGCCGGTCGCAGGCGTAGTCGTGCGGCTTTACCCGCACGATGGCCAGATCACCGTGGCGTACCTCCGGCTGAGACCACTCAGGTTTCTGGCCGGCATGACCGTGGCCGTGGTCGACCTGTCCCGCGACAACCCGATCGCCGGACCCCGGCTCGTTGGCATGGTCACGCGGGCCGAGACCTTCCTCGCCAAGGATTTTCGGAAGATCGACGCGGCGGCGGAGCTTGAGAAACACTAGCACGCTACGCACGCTAAGCACGGAAGTGACGGCATGCAGGGATCCACAAAGCCGCAGCATGAAAGCGAGCCTCGAGACCTCCTGGCCCACCTTCAGCCGTTGCTGAGCGACGCCTCGATCGGCCCTGCCGCGAAGTGGGCCTACGCGTTCCTCTACCGTGCGGCCGGGTTTCGGCCGAAGACGATCACGACGACGGCGTTCATGCTCGGCGCGTTCTTCGGTTGCTCGGGCCGCGCGGCCTGGAAATGGCTCGCCACGCTCGCCGAGCGCCAGTGGATCGAGTTGGCGGAGCGCGACCGCCGCCGCGGCACAGTCAGTCTGTTCGTCTACAGCCCCGATGAAATCTTCAACAGTCGCCTGGTCCAGCTCAGCCCCCAGTTGCAGTTGCCGGGTCTGGAGGCCGAGGATCCGGCCCCGGTTCGCTTGGACGTTTGGGCGCGCAAAGGTCCATCAGACGGACGTTTGAGCGCGCAAAGGTCCATCAAACGTCCGAGCGAATCGGCAGCCCCTCCTTGGGAGCCCGGCTGGGAAACCCCACGCGCGCACGCGCGCACGCGCGCTTTCGACGATTCTTACGATCTATCGTCGTCGACGATAGAGCCGAAAGGGGGGGATCTGAGACTCACGATCGACGGGTTGTGCCGCCGGCTCTGGCCCGCGGGCCGCAAAACCATCGACTGCCAGCCCGACCTGCGGACGCTGTACTGGCTCGCAGTTCTACTCAACTCCGCGGAACACCGCCCATGGGTCGAGCACGTCCTGGACACCGCCGAGCTCAAGCCTCGCTCGGGGATTAAGCGCATGCTCAATCCCTTCGCCTATCTCCAGGGCTGCCTCCAAAAGCAGCGCCCGTGGATCGTCGGGAGCTTCGTCCCCGCCGAGTTCGTCAAGCCCCTGGCCATCCCCAGCTCCCGTCAGCCGGCGCCAGCCGATCCCGCGGCGCCGCCAGTCCCGCCGACCGATGATCGGCCCCTGGCACGTCGATCTGACGCCGAGTGGGACGACCAACTGAAGCTCGTCGTCGAGATGTACCGGAATAAGGGAATGCCGATTGACGAAGCCCGAGCAAGGGCGCGCGAAATGGTCGGTCTGCCGGCATCTGCCGCGGACCCACAACCACCGAAACCGAGGTGAGTCATGATTACCTACATACCTTCCTACATCGTGGCCGAGAGCCTCGACGGTCCCTACGACGCCCGGCAACCGGTGTGCTATCTCCCGTTGTGGGAACACGTCGCCCGCCGCGCAATCCAATTGTTCCCCTACGATCTGGAGTGCGTCAACGACGATACATCGGGCACGGGGTTCCACGATCTCCAGGGCTTCAGCACGCCGGGGCAACTAAAAAAGGCCCTCGTGCGGATCTTCGCCTGCGTCGGCAGCCGGTGGCGCAGCGGCCGGTTCTTGGCGGCGTGCGGGATCAAGAGATGGGCCGACCTGGCCAAGCCGATCCGCCTGCCTGGGTGGCCCCGCGTCGTACCCGCCTTCCACGGGGTCCGCGAGCGCCGGTTGAAGAAACCCGGGCCCAATGCCTCGCACCCCGAGGCGGTCTTCGGGCAACGATCGGTGATCCGGTTTGATACGGATCGCCGTTGGACGTTTGAGATTCTTTACGGCTACTCGCACTCCAGCTCATGGCGCGTCTCCATTCGCCAGGAGCTGGGCGAGTCCCTCTATCGCTTCGGACAACGGATCCCGGCGTTTGTGAGGTCGCTCTTTGAAGAGCGGGATTTCCCGGAATTTCGCGACCGCGAAAATCGGGATTACGACTCTCTCAGCGCCGCCGTCGACGCGCTCTTTTCGGACGAGTGCAATGGCAGGAACGGAGAGTTCGTGCGGGCCCTGCTTGCGACGCGGGAGCCTGGCAGGGTCTTCTCGCCGCGGATCGTATTGACCGCGGAACGCCTGGCCGCACTCCGGAGGTGGAAGACATCGGGCTGGAAACACGGAGAGTCTGATCCCGACGCGGAGGTGACGCGATGACAAAATGCCCAGCCAAGCCCCGCGGCGGCACGCTGGAGTGGAGCGACCAGTCCGTCAACTGCGTGCGCGGGTGCGAGCACCGCTGCCGCTACTGCTACGCCCGGGCCGAGGCCCTGCGATTCCGGCGGATCAAATCGCCCGAGCAGTGGGGCACAACCTACCTCGAAGTGAACGAGGCGCAGGTCCGGCGAAGGTTCCCGAAGTATTCAGGGACCGTGATGTTCCCCACCACACACGACATCACGCCGCAGTTCTTGCAGCCCTGCCTTGACGTCCTCGATCACTTGCTGGAGGCCGGCAACCGGGTCCTCGTCGTCAGCAAGCCCACCCCATCGTGCGTTGGCGCGATCATCGAGAGGTTCCGTGACGTGCGGGAGCTGATCGAGTTCCGATTCACGATCGGGGCCTTGCGATGTAATGTGCTGAATTACTGGGAGCCGGGCGCGCCGAGCGCCTCGGCCCGCATTGCGTCCCTGCGCATGGCCTACGATGCCGGTTTCGAGACGAGCGTCTCCGCCGAGCCGTGCCTGGACACCTACGACTTTCCGTGGCTTCTCAAGGCCCTGGACCGTTACGTGACCCGCACGATCTGGGTCGGCGGCATGAACCAGATCGCCCGGCGGGTTGTGCCCGGGACGGACCCGGCGGAGATCGCCCGGATCGAGGCGGGGCAGACGCCGGCGGCGGTGCGGAGGCTTTACGAGCTGGTGGGCGGCAACCCGAAGGTCCGCTGGAAGAATTCGTTTCGGACGGTCCTCGGCTTGCCGGCTTATCCACGGTGCGAATGAACCAACCACAGAGGACGCGAAGAGCGCGGAGGAAAACCATGGGACAATGTTCGGCGATGCTGTTGCCAGCGGAGGCCGTCGACGGCGAGCCGATCGCCGAGCCCTACAAGGTGAGTGATGGGCGCACGCCGATGTTCAGGCAAACCGAGGTGGTCGATCTGGACGAAGAGGATGGTTTGCCGGCTGAGGTGGCGTCTGACTGAACCACAGCGGACGGGAGGGCGCAGGGGTCATGGGTTGGCGGATGGCACAGCCGATCTGCGTGCCGGACGAGATCGCCGACCATCGTGGGCCGAGGTGGGCGTGGAAGGCGCTAAGGATGTACGAGCCGAAAACCGCGGGGGAATTGGCGTGGGTCTTGGGACACGCGGACCTGGCCGGAATGTCTATAGCATCGGTGCGCCGGGCGTTGCGGCGGTTGGCGCAAATGGGCCTGATCCACCACTCGCTGCGCCGCGAGCGGACGGCGAAGGGCGGGCACGCCTGGAAATGGTGGCTGGTGAAACATGAACCCTAACCTGCTCCTGTCCGTGTTTCCGGGGATCGATCTGTTCGGCGTCGCCGCTGAGGAGTTGCGGTTCTGCGTTGTCCGCGGACCGGACGTCCTCTGGGGCGGCGACATCCGTAACTTCCATCCGCCGGCCGGAGTGTTCGGCGGGGTGTTCGGCGGCCCGCCGTGCCAGCCCTTTTGCTCGCTGAAGGGCCTCATCAAACACAACGGACACAAGCCGAAATTTGGGAACCTGATCCCCGCGTATGTGCGGGTGGTGCGGGAGGCCCAGCCGTTGTGGTTTCTCATGGAGAACGTCCGGGGAGCGCCGATTCCACGGCCCCGTGACTACGGGGTCCATCCGCAGTTGTTCAATAACCGCTGGCTGGGAGAGAGCCAGAATCGCCTCCGGAGGCTGACCTTCGGATGGCGCGGGGGGGCGAATTGCATCTGCGGCGACGGGCCCAGGATGAGGCGCTGCCGTGCGACGCACCTGGTGTTGCCCCGCGTCGCCATCGAGAACAGCCTCTGGGAATACGCGGCGATCGGCGGCGCCAGCAAGAGTACGATCGGCAATGGCCGCGATCGGCGGCGTAAAGGCGGCGGACTGCGGAGAGGGACGTCCCGCCTGGGTTTAACCCTGAGAAGTAAGGAGATGTTTGCGGAGCTGTGCCGGAAGCAGGGTCTGCCCGCGGGCTTCGATCTGCCGGGCATGACGATCGAGGCCAAGTGCCAGGCCGTGGGCAACGCCGTGCCGATGGCCATGGGGCGGGCGCTGTTCACGGCGATTCGCGAGTTGCTCGAACAGGGGTAGGGGATTCACCACGGAGCCACGGAGAACGCGGAGGAAAAGCATGACTACTATGAACGCGAAGAGACGAGCGGTCCGACGGGCACGGCATGACCTAAACCTGGCTACGCCGAGACCACTGCCCGAGCCTCCCAAGGGGGCACTTCGGGGCTTCGCAGACCATCCCATGAAGATCATACCGCAGGTCTTCCGGGGGCTTGGCGGACGCCGGATTTTCGTCGCCGAGGTGGGAGACGGCTGGGGTGTGGTCTCCGAGGACGAGATGGGACGGCGGCAAGTCCTGAAGCGATTCACCCCGTCGCCGACATTCGAGACCGCCGAAGAGGATCTCGACGCGTACGCCGAGCGCAAGGGCTTTCAGGCAGAGAACCCCTTGCCGGCGGACGAAGGCGAGGAACCCGAGCCGGCGCCGGTCCGACACACCACCGGGAACGGCCGGTCGGATACTTCATTGCTCGATGGCGGCGTCTTGCCGGCCATCCCGGAATCGCGTCTGGTGCCATTGGCCGCGGTGGTCGCCAGTCCCTACCAGACCAGGCACGAGTTTCCCGAGGAGCAGCTGCGGGCCCTCGGCGAATCACTCCGCGCGCGGCAGCTCGTCCCGATCCGGGTCCGCACGGTCGACGCACCAAAGCCGGCAGTTGGGTTCGTCTACGAGCTGATCGCCGGCGAGCGGCGGGTCCGCGCGGCCCGGCTGGTCGGGCTCGAAACCCTCCGGGCGGAGGTGGTCGAGCTGACCGACGACGAGGCCCGCTGGGAGGTCGGCGCGGACAACGAAGAGCGGGCGAGCTTCAATCCGATCGAGCGGGCCCTCTGGTTCCAGTCGCTGCTGGCCGCGGGGATAACCCAGGAGGACCTGGCCAAACGCCTCGGGTGGGCCGGCCAGGCCAGCGTCTCGAACGCGGTCGGCCTGCTGCGGCTCCCGGCGGAGCCCTGGCACGGATGGATTTCCGCGGAAATGCTGCCGGCCGGCCACGCCCGGGCGGTCCTGCCCTACGCCGAGCATCCGGAGTTGCTGGCGGCGATCGCCGAGCGGTTCCTGAAGCAACGGACCCGCCGGAGCGACAAGATCGAATTCGGGTCATACGACGAATTCATGCACGATGTGGCCGCGGAGGTTCGGACGAACACCCGGCCCCTCGACGGCACGGATTGGGACTCGGCCGCCGTCCAGCAGATCCCGATCTTCACGCCCACGCCGGAGCAACGGGAGCGGCTCGGGATCATCGAGGTCCCCCGGCACACCGGGCTCAAAGGGGCCGCCAAGGAGGAGCGGGCGGTCCATGTCGATCTTTGGAAGAGTTGGCAGGGGGCGTTTTTGGTGGAGTGGCGGAAGACGGCTGCGGCGAAGGCCGGGAAGGCGAAGGCCCGGGCCGCCGATCACAAGCCGGAAAAGCTCACCAGGCGCCAGGCGGAGGCGCGGGCCACGGAGGCGGCCGAGAAGTACGAGAAGCGGCTGGAAGCCGTCCGGGCGGATTGGCTGCGATGGCTGCTCTCCGAGCGGCTCCGCGACGGCCGGGACGTCGACGTGGGGATGGTCCTCGGGCTCGCGCTTTACTTCGCCGCGAGCCGCCGGCCGCTTCCACCCTGGACCTCGGGCAAGGAGCGGGAGATCGCCCGCCGCGGCGAGGAGCTCCGGGCCGTGATCCCCGGGGAGACCGGCAACCGGATGCTCCAGGACGACGCGGCGGCCGCCGCGATCTGCATGTTCAGTGAGCTCCCCGACTGCGCGGCCCACGTCGCCGTGTGGTTGGCGGCAATGTTCTGGGCGAAGGATCGGGAGCAAGAGGCCGGCCACCCCGGCCAGCCGGTCCCCCACGTCCCGGCCGAGGACCTGAACGCGTTTGCGGTCCGCCTGGGGATCGACGTGGAAGAGGCTTGGCACAAGGCCCACTGCGGGCCGCTGACGCGCCGCTACTGGGAGCTGCACAGCAAGGAGCAACTAGTCGGGATGATCGAGGGGGTGCTTGGTTGGGGGAAGGTCTTCGCCGCTAGTCGGCCCGAGCAACACGGAGGCCGGCGGGGCGACATGAACACATGGACGAAGACCGATATCGTCGAGGCGCTCCTGGCGCTCCGCCCGGCGGATTTGGTCCGAATGGACAAGCGCGGGCGGGAACGCGAGCGCGGCCTGCCGATGCCGGCCGAGCTGAGACCCGGCGGCCGCGGGCCCGGCCGGCGAAGGAAGGGCGGAAACCAGGACTCACCACAGAGGCACGGAGAACGCGGAGGAGGCTGAACCATGCGTTACCCGGGCGGGAAAAACTCGGGCGGCACCTGGCGGCGGATCGTCAACCAGATCCCGCCGCACGACGTCTACATCGAGCCGTTCCTGGGCTCCGGTGCCATATTGCGGCACAAACGGCCGGCGCTGAAGAGTTTCGCGGTGGACCTCGACCAGCGGTCAATCGACCTGGTGCGGCCGCAGGCGCCGCCGAACACGGTTTTTCACGCTGCGGATGGAATCAGGTTTTTGCGGGGCGATCTTTGCCAGTTCGGGGGGCCGGTCTTCATCTACTGCGATCCGCCCTATCTGCGAGCCACGCGGCGAGACCCCAACCGGCGTTACTACCAGCACGACATGACGCCGAGGGACCACGAGCAACTACTGCTGACCCTGCTGCGGTTGCAGGAGCATTGGATCATGATCTCCGGTTACCAGTCGGCGCTCTACGACCGCATGCTCAAGGGGTGGCGCAGGGAGACCTACGGCGTGCAGACCCGCGGCGGCCCCGCCGTGGAGGTCCTGTGGATGAACTATCCCGCGCCGATCGAGCTCCACGATGACCGGTGGATTGGCCGCGACTGGCGCGGGCGACTCGACTTCCACCGCCTCGTCCAGCGTTGGACGCGGCGGTTCGAGGCCCTGGACCCGATCAAGCGGGCGGCGGTCCTCGCCGCGTTGGTGGCCACCAACGGCAAGTCCGCCGCGGCCGCCGGCGATCGCGGCGGGACCGCCAAGGGCGGCAGCCGCCGATCTCGGTCGACCCCAGGCGGGCCCACCGCGGCGGTCCTACCTGGTGGATCCACCGCGGCTCGAGGCGGGTAGCGGGGATTCACCACGGAGGCACGGAGAACGCGGAGGGAAAGCATGCCGCAATTCAGTCGTGACATCGAGCTGGCAATCGTCGCCGAGCAGGCCCGGATGGGCTGGCCCGATCGCGTGCCCGCTTGGGTCGAGGTGCCGTCTGCCGCTGGCCGGATCCTCTGGCATCGCTATCAGAACCTCACGATCGCCTTGTGCCTGCAAGCCCAGGAGCACCAGGAGAGGAAGGCGCGGCGCGCCCTGGAGAGACTGGTGGTCTGGCCGTCCGCCAGCACGCTCCGTCGAATCGCGCACCACGTCGTGAGGGCGCGACTCTATGCCTGCACCTACATCCAATTGGTCGGGCAGCAAGGCTCCACCGAAGACGACGTGCCGTTCGCGCATGGTTGGTATTAGGGCAAGCCGGAAACGGGGATTCACCACGGAGGCACGGAGAACGCGGAGGATGAAGACGAAAGACCGTTTCCCCGCCCCCTGGCCCGTTTTCCCCGCCGGCCGCCTGGTAAACTCCAGCCATGGCCCTCGTCCCGCATGAACGCCCACGCCGCACGGAATTCTGCTGCGCCGGCTGCGGCGCCCGGATCCTCGCGGTGCCCGTTCCGCACGACGGCGTGCGGTACGCCGAGTACCGGGCGATGGAGACGATCGGTGGGATACAGAGCGGCCAGGCGATCCTCCGTTGCCCGCGGTGCCAGCGTGGGTTGCCGTCCATGACCTGGGACGAGTTCCGCGGCCGGGTCGGCGAGGGCTTCGCGCCGTGACCAGTGGCCCGGGCGCCCGCGGCGGGGCTGCCTGGTGCGCCCGGGCCGCGCATGACCAGCGGTCGTTGCCAGCGCCTTGTCACCCCGTCACCCCCTCACCCAATCCCCCCTTCCGCATATACCTGGAATCAGCTAGAGTAGTACGAGGCCGGCCCGGCGTCGGGTGCCCGCCCCCAAATTGCCCGGCGCCGCGGCCGGCCTTATCTTCCGCCCATGAATGCTCTTAGGGCGCGGGATTCCCCCCGCTGGCTTGTTTTGACCGCGGAATCTAGGTTAGAGTGCGGGCGTTCGGGGGTGGGCCAGTTCACACGCAGGGCTGGTATGAACCTTCTTGATCCCGGCAGGGTCGCCGCCATCCGGAAACTGCTCGAAACCAGAAAAGTCTCCCAGCGAAAAATCGCGTTGGTGGTCGGGGTAGGGAGGTCCACCGTTCGAGCGATGGCCGCCAACCTGCACCCCAGGGAGAGGCTCAGCCGCTGCCCATCGTGCGGCGCCATGGTCGACGGTGAATGCCGGCTGTGCCGGCTGAAACAGAGGCTGGCGAAAAGGCCCATCCTCCGGAGCGACAAACCCGAGGATGGCGATCTCAGCCTCAACCTCGTCAACGGCGAGCGCGAAGCCTACAGAGCGATTCACCGGCGGAAGATGGCAAAGGGTGAGGCATGCGGATCCTGACGCTCGCCGACGCCCTTGCGCAGATGAAGCCCGCGGACATCGTGCTCTGGGAGCCGACGACGGCCTGGTGGGACGTTCCCGGCCGGTTGTTTTCGCGCTTGATTCGCGCCTCGGGGAGAACCAGGTACTGCCACGTCGACATGCTGGCGCGGCAAGGCGACCGATCGGACGGCGACTGGGAATTGCTCGGCATGCTCGAGGAGGGCGGCAGGGCCACGCCCTTGGCGGAAGAGGTCCCCAGCTATCCGGGACGACTCGCATGGTACGCGACGAATCCGCAATCCCGCTGGACCGAAGACCGGGAATTCTGCCGCAAACGCGCGGTCCGATGTATGCGGCGACTCCTCCCGGGTCGCTATGGTTGGCGGGCGATCGGCCGGATGGCCCGCTTCCATTTGGCCTTTGTTCGGCTTTTTGCCCAGCCCGATCTTGACGACGAAAGCCCGCGCCGGGGCCGGCCGGTGTGCTCGACGGCCGTCGCCGAGGCGATCCACTTCGGCGGCGTCGATCCGGTTCTGGAGCTGGCGGACGCCGACACCGAGCCCGGCGACCTCGCGAGGAGCCATTTTTTCAGGTACCAGGCACACCTGGTCCCGTAGTGAGGAGCCGTCATGACGACGTCGCGACGCACGTCCGTTGTCCCCGATGCCCCGCGGGTGATCCCGCCGCCGACCAAGCCGACGCCGCCGAAAATCCAGATGGTCCGCAACGACCAGACACGGATGTTGCGCCGGGTTCGCCGGCTACGTCTCCTTGACGTTTCGGACAGGGTGTGCACGTTGCAGAAGCAGATGATAGTCCTCAGCGTGCTGCTTGGCCTGGTGGCTTTCGTCGCAATCGTCGCTGCCCTGAAGTAAGCCCCTTCCCGATCTCCTGGAGCCTTGCTATGCTCTCCCTCCGCCAGTTCGGCCTTGTGGCCGCCGTGCTCGTGCTGATCGCCCTACAGCCCGCTCCGCTCCATGCGCAGGGATGCCAGGGGGGCTCGTGCCCGGCGCCCTGGGCGAGCCGACCGTCGATCCTATCGCCGTCGTTGCCGGGGAGCTTTTCCAGGCAGGCCCCGTTACCGCCGGCGCTCGATCCGGAGGGGCGCCCGTATGCCAACCGGCCCTCGTCCGACCCGCAGCCGGGAGAGCCTTGGTTCGCGGCAGTCTGCCGGGTGACGGGAAGCGAAGGGCGCGGCGTCAGCTCGGTCGGCTCTGGCGTGCTCGTCAATTGGAACGGCCGCCGGCTGGTGTTGACCGCCTACCACGTGATCCAAGGCACCACGGACCGCGTCGTCCGCTTTGCGGGTGGGGCGTCGGCCCGACTGGTCCGCGCCCGAGGCGACGCGACGTGGGACTACGGCTTCGGAGAACTGGAAAATGAGGCCGGGACGCTGCCTTGCGCCGTCGACCTGGACGACGGAGACAAGCGGCTCCCCGACGGCGAGCCGCTGGTGAGCTGCGGGCTCGGAGGTGACGGCCGGCTGGCGATCAATCGCGGCCGATTCCTGCGGTACTCTGCGGCGAATGGGCAAACCGAGGGCAACTGGTTGGTGTTGTCCGGCCAGGCCCGTAGCGGCGACTCAGGCGGGCCGATCTTTCGCCGGGGCAAGGTCGCAGGCGTGCTATGGGGTACGGATCGCGCGGAGGTGGTCGGGACCCAGATCGGACTGATCCACTGGCCGCTGACGTCTCTGTATCCGCCGCCGCGTCCGCCTGAGCGATCGCCTATCGTCACCCCGTCACCCCGTCACCTGGTCACCCCGTCAACTCCGCCGGGCGGACAATGCTCCCCCGCGGGGAGCGCCGATCCGTCCTGCCTGGAGTTGCTGCGCAGGATGAAACGCAAGCCCGCGCCGGTGACGACCCTGCCGCCCACCGCCCCGCCGACTGCGGCGCCGCCGGTCGCCGTCCAGGTCGAGACGCCGCGGCCGCCGGCGATCGCACCGAAAGAGCCGGAGCCGGAAGCCCCGGACTGGCTGCCGAAACTGATCGGCGTCGGTCTGTTTCTCGCCTGGGGCGCGATCGTCGGCGCTTTCGTGTTCTTCCGGACCCGTCAACACACTGGATGGAGCTCTTGACATGATCGCGACCTCCCTGTGGTTCTACGTTGCGTGCGCGCTGGCTGGATTCGTGGGAATTCAGTTGCTCCTCTCGGTGCACAACAGATTCGAGAAGTGGCGCTATATCGCGATCAAGCTGTCGATCTTCCTGGGGAAGATCGGGGCGAAACATGCAGAGGGGGTCGCGTTGGCGTGGGGCGCCGGCGACCTCAGTGGCTGCTACGTCAAGGCTCGCGACTTGCTGGATCACCTGTCGACGGGAGAGGGGCGTGTCGCCCTGTTTTCTGAATTCGCGAAGACGGGAATCCCTGAGTTGTTGCGGGACCCGACGCGGCACGAGCTGGTGATCACCGCGCTGCAAAACGCCAAAGGGACGGGATGGCGGGCATGGTTGCAGGCCGAGCTGGCTGCGGCGACCGCCCCCGGCGTCGCTGCCGCGGCCGGACCGAAGCCCGCGTGAGCCCAGACTGAGAGGTTCCGATGGGCAATGAATACAGTCTGCGCGCGATCTGCGAGAACCTGGAATTGCTCCACGGCAAGGTGGACCAGGTCAGACTCGACGTCGCCGGGATCAAGGGGTCGCTCGCGCCGTTCCGGGAACGGCAAACGGCGCATGACGTTGCGATCGACGGCCTGCACGACAGAGTCGCAAAGGTCGAGGAGGGCAGGCGGATCCGCCTGTCCGCTCTGCGTCTGGGCGCCAACGCTATCGCGACTTTGGTTGCCGCGCTCCTCGGAGCCGTCGCGGCATGGGCCTGCACCAAGTTGTGAGTGAGGCCATGACCAGGAAGCGGCTAGCGAAAATCAAGAAGGTTCTGGACGGCATGCTCCGCACGTTGCGATCGCGAGAGGCGGGGCTCGTCGCAGGGTTGGGGGTGCATCGGGGCGCTGGTGATCTGGGCGACGCCGCCCGCGACACAGAGGACGGGGCGGAGCTGGTCCAGGGTATCGAGCGCGCATCGGACAGCATCGCAGAGGTCGAGGAAGCCCTGGAGCGGCTGGAGGCGGGGACGTATGGGCTGTGCGTCGACTGCGGCAAGGCGATCAATCCCGATCGCCTCGCCGAGTTGCCCGCCGCGGCCCGGTGCGTCAAGTGCCAGGGAAGGCCCTGTGGGACGGCCACCCCCCCCACGCGAATGGGTCCTACCCCGGGGGGGGCGTAGGGCACGGGGCCCTTGTGACTTCGTCTTTTTTTCGCGCGACATCTGTTTTAGCGTTGCATCATCATCATACCTATGGGTGGGGTGATACCTCCAGGCGTGGCCCGTTATGGCGAAGAGCCGAAAGACCGGGACGAAATCGGCCGCGAAAGCCGCGGGAATTCGCATCGCCGACGTGGCAAGCCACTTCGGCGTCGCCGTCCGCACGGTGGGCAATTGGCGCGCAAGCGGCATGCCGGGCGACCCCGGGCGTTTCGACCTGGCCGAGATCGCCGCCTGGCGCGCGGCCCAGGGGGGCGGCCGACAAGGGCAGAGCAAGCCGCGCGATCGACTGAACGAGGCGGACGCGCGGCTTAAGGAATTGAAACTGGCAACGGCGCTCGGGGAGCTGGTCCCGGTCGACGCGGTGGGCCGGCTGTTTCGCCGCCATATCGGCGAGGCAAGGGTGCACCTCGGACAGCTCCCGGAGGAGATCGTCGGCGTGTTTGGTCAGTCCCTCCCTCAGGACCAGCTCGCCAACCTCCGCCAGGCGGTCCAGGCCCGGGTCGACGCCGCATGCTCGGCCTTGGCCGATCTACTCGGGACTGACAACTTCGCGCACGCCGAGGCAATTGAGGACTGACCCGTGAAGTGGATCCTGCTGATGGCCGCGCTCGTGATTGCGGACCCGTTTTCCCGCCTGGTGGAAGCCGGAGTCGCCGCGTGGACCCCACCCCCACGGGTCGCGCGCTCCGAATGGTGCGAGCAGAATCTCCGCCTGCCCGAGAAGACGTCGGCGCGCCCCGGCCGGTTCGACCTGACCGAGCGGCCCTATTTCCGCGAGCCCTTGGACGCGATCGACGACCCGGCGGTCCGCGAGCTGGTCCTCTGCATCGCGCCCCAGGCGGGCAAGACCACGCTCCTGCACGCGATGGTCGCGAGCCAGGGGGCGATCGCGGCGGCGCCGATGATGTTCGCCGGCCCGGACCAGGTCTATTGCCGGGAGGAGCGGGACAAAATCTACGGCCTGTGCGAAGCCTCCCCGGCGTTGCGGGCGGCGGTTCCGCCCAAGCGGGTCCGCAATGATCGATTCATCGACCTCGACCACTGCCTGTGTTATCTTGCGTGGTCCGGGTCGAGCCAGCGTCTGTCGGGGCGTGCGTGCAAGCTTGTTCTTTGCAGCGAGGTCGACCGCTGGCAGGAGTCGCTCGAGCTGGCCAAGCAGAGGACGGCGGCGCTCTACCAATGGTGTATCGTCTATGAGGGGTCCCCCAGGGAAGCCTCCCAGTGGATCTGGCCGCTCTACAAAGATTCCGATCGGCGGACGTGGCGGGTCCCCTGCCCGCACTGCGGCGCCTACCAGCAGCTGCGGCTCTTCGTCCACAAGAGCGGGCCCAATGCGGGCCGGGGCGGCCTCGGCGGGCTCCAGGATGGCGACGGCCGCTGGAGGACCCCGGAGCAGGCCCGGCTCGCCGCCTACTACCTCTGCGAGGTCGGCGACTGCCGGATCGAGTCGATCGAAAAGAACCAGGTGGTCCGCGCGGGCCGGTGGGCGCCGGAGGGGTGCGGCGTGGCCGCCGATGGCTCCCTGACCGGGACCCCGCTGGTGGCCGGCCGCCGCCGCGGCTACCAGCTCAACCGGCTCTATACCCCGACCGTCAGCTTCGGCGACGCGGCCGAGGCGTACCTCTTGCTCCGCAACACCACGTCGGGCATGCAGTCGATCTTCAACGACTGGCTCGCGTTGCCCCACGAGCCCAGGGGCCTCGTCCCGCGGTGGAAAGACCTCGGACGCCGCCTGGCTGGCGGCTATCCCCGCGGCGTGGTCCCGCGCGGGGCGTACTTCCTGACGGCCGCCGGCGACATGCAGGCCAGGGGCATCTGGTGGCTCGTGCGGGCATGGGGGGACCAGAAGACCTCCTGGCTTGTTGACTGGGGCTTCGTCCCCCGCCTCGAAACCCCCAGCGGCGTGTCCGACCATCCGAACGTCGACCTGGCGAGCGACCTGCGCCAATTCGACGCGCGCGTGGTCCGCTACCGCTGGCCGGTCGACGGCCAGAATCCCAGCGGGTTCTCCGCCCTGGCCGCGGCCAGGATCGGGCTCGACCGCGGCGGCCGGCCCGCGGACGTCGACGCCTTTGTCCGGGCCCACCCCGGCGAGCGGGTGATGGCCGTCTTCGGCAACCCGAGGCTCGTGCCCGGGGCACTCTGGCGGCCGACGCCCGTCGAGATCGACCCGACGACGGGGAAGGGGTTTGCGGGGAGCCTGATCGCCTGGGGGCTCGACACGCAGGCTTACAAGACGGAGATCGCCGATCGCTGGTTCGCCGATCGGAGACTGCCCGGGGCATGGTGGCTTCCGTGCGACATCCTCCACCAGCCGGATGGCGAAGAGTATCTCCGCCAGATCACCGCGGAGACCCGGGTGGTCAAGAAGGGCCGCCACGTCTGGGAGCTCCCGAGCCACGACAAGCCCAACCACTATTGGGATTGCTGTGTTTACTCCATGGCCCTGGCCGACATGGTGACCGGCCTGGTTTGGGACGCCGCCCAATGGCCGTGGGCGCAACCCGCCGCGCAGGCGGCGCCATCGAAACCGCCCCGCGAGGAGCCGCCCCGCGAGTACCTGGCCGCCCGCTAGGGGGCGGCATTTCCGCAGAAATATCCGCCGAGGAGCCCGATCATGCCCAGCAAGCGAGACGCCGCAGTCGCCGTAGTCGATCCGCCGATCCGCCCATACATCCCCGAGGCGGCGCCGGCCGCCGCAGGAGCATCCGCCCTGCCCGCCAGCGACGCGCCGCTGTGTCCGTACCATCCGGGGGCCCACACGGTGCGGGAGAGCCCGGTCCGCTCCGTGCTCCGCCGCTACCACTGCCCAGAGGCAGGCTGTCCGTTCTCGATCAATCTCCCCCTGGTCGGGATGCAGCACGCCCGGCGGGTCGAGATCGACGTCCCGATGCCCCGCTGAGAAGCCCCCGCTGAGGTGCCCCAATGGCCGTTACCACCCAGCAACTGCTCGACGCCGTCGACGCCGCGATCCTCGCGATCGCCGCCAACCCGACGGCGGAGTACGAGGTCCTCGGCGAGCGTTGGAAGGCCCATGACCTGGTCCGGATGATCGTGGCGCGGGGCAAGCTCGCCTCCCAACTCGCGAGTGAGCAGGGCGGCCTGGTTACGGAAGTCCAGTTCCACGAGCCACCCCGCTGAGCATGCACGGAAAATTCTCCACCGCCGGCCGCCAGCTCGCCACTCTCGCATGGCTCGACACGCTCTCCGCGTCGACGCCTGGTGCCCCAGGCAGGGTTGCCGCGGTGGGCCCCTACACGGGCGGCGAGGTCAATAAGCTCAACTCCGACTGGCTCCCCCTGGACTATTCCGGCGACGACGCGGTGGGCATAGCCTGGGACCTGCTCCACCGCCGGGCCCGCGATCGCGGCCGAAACGACCCGGCCCTGATCGCCATCCGCCGTGCCATGGTCGACGGCGTCCTCCGCACGGGGATCGTCTCCCAGGCCGACGTGCTGGACGAGGACGGCGAGAGCGACGACGACTTCAACGACGAATCGGACGACGCCCACGAAGGCTGGGAGATCGAAGAGGCCGACTGCCAACGGCGGCTCCCCTGGCCGGACATGATGCGCCAGGCGTGGGGGGACGCCCTGGAGACCGGCGACGCTTTTTTTCTTCGGACCGCCCGCGGCGATCGCGGCCGGCAAGTCCCGCTCTCGTACCAGGTCCTCGAGGGCGAGCAGCTCGACCGCTCGATCGACCGCCCCGCCTCGCCGGGCCTGAACGAGATCATCCAGGGGATCGAGATCGACGCCCAGCGGGCCCCGCTGGCCTACTACCTCTTCGACGCCCACCCCGGCGACCCGCACACCCTGGGCGGATACGACAGCCGGCGGGTCCCGGCCGAGCGGATCATGCACGTCATGCTCCCGACCAGGCCCTCGGCCACCCACGGGACCTCGCTCTACGCCGCGCTCTTGCAGCCCGCCAGAGACCTCGACACCTACGTGGGCAGCGAGCTGAGCTCGGCGATCCTCGGCGCCGTCCTGACGGCCGTACACAAGTCCGCGAACCCGGCCCGCGGCCTGGGCGTCCGCGGCGACGGCTCGGACGGGGCGGCCATCTCGGGCGAGGACACCTCGACCCGGATCCGCCTTAGCCGCGGGGCGACCGTGACCAGCCTCGGCAGGGAGGATTCGCTGGAATTTCTCCGCTCCCCGCACCCCAACCAGGCGGCCGAGCCGTTCCTTCAGATGATCGTCGGGCTCCTGTCGATGGGCGCGGGTATCTCGCCCCACCTGCTGGCCCACGATTTCCGACGCACGACCTACGTTGCCGCCAGGGCGGCGAGCCTGGCGGACGCCATGACCATGGAGCCCTACCAGGCCCTCCTGGGCCGCACCGTGATCTATCAGCAACGGCGACTCTGGACCGCGCAGATGGCGGCCTACGGGCGATTCAAAACCTGCCCGCCGGCGGAGTTCGCCCGCAACCCCCGGCGGTGGCTGCGGATTGCCATCCTCCCGCCGAGCATGGAGCAGCTCGACCGCCAGAAAGAATCGTCGGCCGACGAGACCAACCTCGCCAATGGGACCACCAGCTACCGCGAGATTTACGGCCGCCGGCGGCTGAACTGGCGCCGCCAGCTCCGCCAGGTCGCCCGCGAGCGGAAGTTCTTGTCGGGTTTGCCTGGTGGCGAGCTGGTCGGCAGCGGGCGGGCCCAGACCCAGGCGGCGCAGCCCATGCCGGACCCGGACTATGAGGACAATCCGCAGGGGGCGGGGGCAAACGGTGACGGGGTGCCAAGGTGACGGGGTGACAAGGTGAAGTGCTGATGATTGCTGCTGCCACGAAAAGACGCCGGACCGGAAAGCTGCCCAAGCCGTACTACCGCGGCGGCGGGCAGACGATCTACTGCGGGGACTCCCGGAAGATCGTGCCGTTGCTGGACGCCGGGAGCGTCGATCTGGTGCTGACGGATCCTTGCTATGGGCTTACCAACGCTCCCTGGGACAAGGCAATCCCACCCGAAGCCCTCTGGCAGTTACTCAGAACGGCCGCATGCGCCCACACGGTCTATCTGCTGTTCAGCCAGCAACCGGTTGCGACTGATTGGATCGCCGCGAACCGCCAGGCGTTTCGCTATGACTTGGTGCTCGCCAAGAGTAGAGCCTCGGGGTTCCTTAACGTCAACCGCATGCCGTTGCGGGCCCATGAGTTGGTTCTCGTGTTTGGAAAACCTGGAAGCCGGTACAACCGAACCGACCTGCCGCGCGAGGTTTTCAACAGCCACGTAGGAAGAATCATCCGGAAGATCGCCGACCAAACTGAAATCTACGGTTCACAACGCTGTCACCACATTCGGTCCATATACCGCGACAAGCGATCCCCTACCAGCTTGTTGACTTTCGCCCCACCTAGCCATTTCCCGCGGAAAAAGCATCATTCGACGGCGAAACCGCTGGGGTTGGTCGAGTGGCTCGTCGAGAGCTATTCCGATCCGAGGCATCTCGTTTTCGACCCGTTTCTCGGCTCGGGGACGACCCTGGTGGCATGCAAGCAGTCCGGGCGGCGAGGGATCGGGATCGAGCGGGAGCGGAAATACTGCCGGATGGCCGTCGAGCGGATCGAGGCCGCGGTAAGGAATCCAAACAACGGGAGTGAGTGATGAGCCAAGCGACCCTCAAAGAGAACGTCACCGTCGGCGGGGTCTCGGTCGAATCGGAGATCGTGCGGACCTCCGGGAGCCAACAGTCGGACGACCCGACCCTGACCGAGGCTAAGGCGGGGAGCCTCACGACCCGGACCGACAATGACACCGGCGTCGTCACGCTCGGCACGGGCCACGGCATCATTACCTCGGACAAGGTCAGCGTCTTCTGGCAGGGTGGCAAGCGCTACGGCATGACCGCCACGGTTAGCGGCAACCTCGTCACCGTCGACCTCGGGGCTGGGGACGTCCTCCCCGCCCAGGCAACGGCGGTGACGCTGGTGAAGCAGGTCCCCCGGGATTTCTACTTCAACGGCGACGTCGTCGTCATGCTGGCCGTCGGCTCGAAGCGGCGGGTCCACCTCGATTTCCAGACCGGGGCGTCCGCCAGCGTCTTCCAGGTCGAGGTCCCGGCCGGCGAGGGCTACAGCTTCGTGCTCGGCCGGGGGACCAACCCCTTCGCCGGCCAGATCGTGGCCAAAATCCTCTGGTCCAACGGCGACGCCGTCAACGCGGTCGTCCCCCTGATCGGAACCCTGTTGGACAGCGACTAGACCCGCGAGTGGATGCCATGAAAAATCCCGGAAAACACCAGCTCCGCAGCGTCCTGCGCGCGTTCTGCGATGCCCCCTGGTCGATCCTGCCGGGGCCGATGGAGGCGATGCTGGAGCTGCTGAACCACCGCGCGGCCGGGGAGCGGTACACCCGCGACGAGATCCGCCAGCGGATCGGCTACCGCGAGCGGTTGCTGGCCAGGCTGCCGGCGACCTTGGTATTGCGGCCTGGCCCGACCGGGAAGGCCCCGCGGCCCTACCTGGTCACCGAGAGCGGGATCGCCTTGATTCCACTCGACGGGATCCTGGCCCCGCGCATGGACGCGATGATGCAGATCTCCGGGGGGACGTCGACCCTCCGGTTCGCGTCCTATGTCCGCGAGGCCACGGCCGACCCCGAGATCAAGGCGATCGTCCTCCCGATCGATTCCCCCGGCGGCCAGGCCGTCGGCCTCGAGGAGGCGGCCATTGCCCTGCGCCAGGCCCGCGACGCCAAGCCGACGATTGCCGTGGTCATGGGCACGATGGCCTCGGCCGCCTACTACATCGGGGCCGCGGCCGGCGAGATCGTCGCCGGCTGGGACTCCGGGGTCGGCTCGATAGGCACCGTCCTGGTCCACCAGGAATTCTCCCGGGCCCACAAGCTCGCCGGGACCACCACGACCATCCTCAAGGCAGGCCGCTACAAGTTCGTCGGCAATTCCTACGAGCCGCTGACGGCCGAGGGCCAGGCCGTGCTCCAGGAGGAGGTCGACGCCTACCACGCCCAATTCGTCCGGTCGCTCGCCGCCAGCCTCCGTGTGAGCGAAGAGACGGTTCGCGAGCGGTTCGGCCAGGGCAAGATGTTCATCGCCTCCGAGGCGTTAAAACGCGGCATGATCCACCGGCTCGGCTCGCTGGCCGACGTCCTCGCCGGGCTGGAGGCCGACATCGCCTTGGCGGATCCGCAAGGCAGGTCCGCCAAGGCGGGCCTGCCTGGGGGCGATCGCCAGCCGGTGACGCTCACCCGCGCCGCCCCCCCCCGC